CCTCAATCGAAGCAGAGTTTGGCATCGTCATTACATTCAGTCTTTCAAACTGTCTGAGAACACTGAGGTTAAAATAACCAGTAGCAGACCCAGTACGAGCAAGTAAACAGTCAGGGAGACTGACAATATCATTACGATATCGAATGGATTTGCGGTCATCTCGGGAAACGATTAAGTCGATTTCGTCAGCAAAAACTACTGAGAAATCAATACCGTATTTATCTGCTTCTTCGACAAATCTGTTACGTTCGTACATCTCAGTAGTGAGACGATTACCAAGCATCCAAAGTTTCATTTGAACTCACACTCCACCATGATTTCAGTAAGACAAGCAAGCATATTGATTTCTTGATCTGCTACGAATGCCCCTTGATACTGATACTTAGCAAGCACCAAGACAGCAGAAGGAATAGAATTAGGGACAAGGGTTTCGTAGCAAGCATCATAAATGCGACGGAGAAGTAGATTATAATCATTGTCCAGATTATTAACGATCCACTTACGTACTTCAGGAAAGTCTTTTTCCTTAAGTTTTTTAACCAGGTCATTTACTTTTACATCACTAAAGGTTGCAAGGATACCAGTGTCAATCTTACCACTTGAAGAATAACGCTGGCACTCATTCAGAACACGACGCCAATCAGGGAAGTGTTTGTTAATAAGTTCTACCAGGACCTTGTTATCATATTCAACACCTTCTGTATCCAAGATTTGTTGGATACGTTTGAAGAATGCTGCTGCGAGTTGGGGTTTGTTTTTGGAATTGGTTGAAAAATCAATACAGGCGCATCGAGAGTGGAGGGGCTCAATGATTTTGTTTTTGAAGTTGCAGGTAAAGATGAATCTGCAGTTACCACTAAACTCCTCAGTAAACGCCCGTAAGAGGAGTTGAACATCATTGGTTGTGTTATCTGCCTCATCAATGATGATGACTTTGTGTTTAGCAGTTGACGCAAGCGAGACGGTCGAAGCGAAGTTTTTCGCAGTATTTCGGACGGTATCAAGGAATCGTCCTTCATCGGATCCATTAATGACATAAACATCTACTCCAAGTTCATTACAGAGTGCTTTTGCTACAGTAGTCTTTCCACACCCAGCAGGACCTGCAAGGAGTAGATTAGGGACTTCACCTTTACTCAAGAAGTCGCTAAAAGTTTTTTTGATATTCTCTGGGAGAATACAATCCTCAATAGTTTTGGGTCGATACTTTTCAACCCAAAGAAATTCATCACGCATAATAAAAAAATCAGTTACTAGTCTTTTTAATTGCCAGTAGTGTCTCTAGAGGAATCCAAGCAGGAGTCTCATCAGCAAACTGAACCTGAACTTCAGTAATAACTTTCTCCAGATATTTGTTATAAGTCTGTCTGGTGTTTTTTACAGGACTTATTGGGTTAGTAATCATAATCATTCCAAAGGACGAACAAATTCATTAGACACAATATCAGTTGCCTTCAATTGTTCTCTCATATATTCTACACCAAGTTCTGGCATAGCGGTATCCCCACAAGTAAAGACATCGCAAACTGCCATGCCTTTTTCTGGCCAAGTATGAATGGAAATATGACTCTCTGCAAGCATAGCAATACTAGTAACTCCCTGAGGGTCAAACTTATGCACTGCCAGGTTAAGTAGAGTCGCTTTACATTCTTTTGTTGCTCTATACAAAAGCATTCGAATGAACTCTTTGTCATCAAGGAGTTCAAACGGACAACCCCGAAGGGTAAAAAGGATGTGTTTCACTGTTGCTTTTTTAACCATTCACGAAATTTACGTTTTCCCTCTTCAACCTTCCACCATGGGGCATAGAGGGGACCTTGATAATCCTTCTTACTCGAAGGTGGAGTCGGGTTCGAGGGCGATGTAGTATGTGAGGTCATGGTTCTTACTGGTGAATCGGGACAGCAGTTTTTGTGAAACAACCACATCATATGTCCCAGGAAGAACTTTAATATTTTCTACCTTGAAGTTAAAGCAGAACTCATTGTCAGTCTCACCAACAATCTCTTCATGAGCATTGGATGTATCGTTTTTCTTGTCACGAACAACCAACTTCACAACACCTGCTTCACCAACGGCAGAAATATCAGGCAGTTGATAGACTGCTGCTGCTTTCAACAGTTTGTCAAGTACGGCAGTAGAGAGTTCAAAACAGACATCTTCTGTAGGAAGATTGATTGCTTTCTCTGGAGGAGTAACAATCACATTAGGGTCTGCGAAGAAATACTTGGAACGAGACTTGCCTTCACGAATAACAACATATCCGTCATTTTGGAAGTCAAGTTCAGGACTCTGGTGCAGACTCAAACCATTAAGGAACTGGTTCAGGTCATAGATGCCAAAGTCCTTCATGAACTCTTCACTGACAGTTGCTTCAGCAAGGATGTTCTTCATCACACTGATAGTGCGAAGTTTACTACCTTCTTTGAAGAGAATGGATTGATTGATCGAAGAGAAGTTCTTCAGGACAGAGATAGTTTTATCAGACAGTTTCATAGTATTAGAGGGTCTCAGTTTCACTGGGGGTAGATTTCACGCTTTGCATTCTTGTCGTTGAAATGCATAAGAAGAACAGCATAGTGCAAAATCTTCATAATGTCACGTCGTGCAGTGCCTTTCTTATCATAACGAGAGGCATACTTGAGAATGTTACTGCGGCAGAAGGATTCTCCATCACCACATGCTTCGATCAAATCAAGTGTTTGAACAGCATCATCACCAGAAGAGTAATGCTGATTGTATGTTGCAGAAATATAATCGGTCAGTTCTTTAAGAATGCGTTCTTCACTGTACTTAAATCGATTAGGATTGTTACTAGTAGTCATATCAAGATTAAAGGAAACAGAGTCTTCCCCACCAAAAGTCATAGAAACTTCTTGAGCAGCACCATAAGCAGTAGATGAGAATGTAATGTGATCGTCACCCATTCCTCCAGGCAAACCACCACCAAAAACGATTGTATCAGAAGTAGAAGTAGGATTACCAGTCAAACTGATACCATCTTCCTCCCAAAAATCTTGATTAGTCATTGTCATTTCATCAAACATAAAGGACCAAGAGTTTGCCATAATTATATCAAAGGGTAGGAGTTTCGTCAATGGGCATCACAAAGTCAGCATCGACTTTATCATACAGTTCCAAGAATGCCTGCTTGGTCTCATCATCGAAACGATTGACGCAAACTTGAATTGCTTTTGCCTTGTCGTTGAAGATGCTGTATGCCTTCACGATATGAACCAGACGACGGGTGCTGATGATTTCCTCAATACCGCCATCATAGAAGGTCTTGCGGATAATGTCTGCCCAGTCAGAGAGACGCTTACAGAACTCTTCATCCTTACAGATCTTACCAAGGATCTTCTGTTCAGTAGCAGCAGTAGGATACTCCTGCTCAAAGGTCACAGGGAATCGCTCAAGGAATGCTTCGTTGAGCACGTTAGTTCCAATGAATCGTCCATCGTCGGAACCTTTGCCTTTGGTATTTGCGGTTGCGAATACTTGGAAACCTTCTGCGGGCGCAACCCATTTGCCAATCTTCTTGAGGAAAACTCCTTTTCCTTCCAGAATAGATTGAAGACAGAGGATTTTGTTTGAGGCAAGATCGATTTCGTCAAGTAGCAACACGGCACCTCGTTGCAGTGCCTCAATGACTGGGCCATTGTGCCAAACGGTTTCTCCACCAACAAGACGGAAACCGCCAATAAGATCATCTTCATCAGTCTCTACCGTGATGTTGACTCGGATGAGTTCACGTCCAAGTTGAGCACACGCTTGTTCGACAGAGAACGTTTTACCATTGCCCGAAAGACCCGTGATAAACGTAGGGTAGAAGTAACGGGACTTAATAATTTTCTTAATATCTGGGAAATTACCAAACTGGACGAAGGAATCATCTTTCGCGGGGATAAGGTTTTGTTCGATTGTTGGCAGAGCAGCAGGAGCATTATAAGTTGTTTCCAGTTCTTCTACAGTCTCTTTCGTTACTTCCAGATTCCACTTACCACGACCAACTTTGAAGTCAGTCAGTTTGTTGGTGACCGTCTGATAGTTTGCACCGCTCATGGCACACCATGCACGAATATCGCCAGCAGTTACAGACTCTCCGTAGAGAGACTGGAGAGAAGTTCGAATGTAGTCAGCGGACAGTGCCATTAGTCGTTTATTTGAACTGAAGTTATTATAGGGCATAAAGAAGGGGTCCGAAGACCCCAGTGTTCACTTCTCAAATCGTCTATACTTGAACTTCATTGCCTGGAGCATCCATGCTTGAGCAAGACTCTTAGGACCCTCCTTGAGAACTTTTCGTATCTTAGGATCGCTCTCACACTGGAGAGCGATTTCTTTCCAATTCATCTTCATGCCACCAGAGAAATAAATTCTCCCAGAACTTTTTTATTTAGTTTCTTAGTCTTAAGAGACTTAATAAAAGCAGACTTGATCTTTGCTTTGGTTGCACCTTCATCAACTTCAAAGTCTGCATCCTGTGATAGGGAAGCAGCAGACATAGCAAAGTATGCATGATATCCAGAAGTCTTGATGGTGAAACTACGTTGCTTCTTCCACTCACGATGAAGTTTCCAGTAATCATCAGTGTTCTGATCGTGATACAACTTGAGAAATCCGTTTGCATCACGACCTTCAAGAACACGGATGCCAACAAAATTGACCGTAGGGAAATTGTCACGAAGGTTCTGCAGCATCAAGTCAGAAAAACCGTGCCAACCATAAGGGACATTATAAGTATTGCCAGTCTTACGATCACGAAGGAAGGTACAACCACCTTGCAACTGACGAGTTCCCATATAAGGTTCATTCTCCCAGTGACGTTTCACCATGACGTGACGAGAGAGATGATTTGCTTCACCATCAGTCAGGACAATACACTGAACCTTCTGCAGTTTGTTCTGCTTCTGGAACTGAGGAAGGATCTGATGAAGACATACAAATGCTTCATTCAAAGGAGTACCAGACAGACCCATACGAGTAGGGACAGAGTAACAGGATCCGTAGAAGTTACCAAAGGCTTTCGCACACCTCCAGATGTTGATCATCTGATGTTCCAGTTGCTTGCCATTTGTCTTGCTGGTCAGAAGATTCATCATAGAGAACTGTTCATGAACAGCAAGGAGATTCTCCTTCTTCTCATAAGAAGAAGTCCAGTCTGCTGGTTTGACAATTTCCTGAGTTTCATAGTTGATCTCAGGTTTCTTCCACTCATTAGTGAAAGCATACACTTCAAAAGGAATAGAGACTTTCTTACAGAACCAGATCAAATTGTAGAGTTGCTTGATCGTGTCAAGCATTACACGGCTCATAGAACCACTCCAGTCAAGGACAAAGATTAGACCATGATTCTTACCATCAGGAATCACAGAGACTTTCTTGAATAGATCTTCGTTGTACTTATAGGTGTGCAGTTTCGAAGTATCAAGAACTCCAGTACGAGCAGTGGTAGCACGGGCATAAGAATCTGCTGCCTTACGACACTCAAACTCCTTCACTAGATAGTTGACTTCTTTCTGTGCATTGCGTTTGAATTTGATAAACTCCTCATCAGTTTTAGAGAAGAGTTCTAGTGAAACATTATTCTTCTGATGATTGAACCACGAATCAATCTCTTTGTGAATATCATCATTCTTGGCAATAATATACTTCAGATCAACCTTAGGAATCTCAACGTACACGTTCTCATATCCATTATCATCCACAAGATCTTGCAGATTTGATTCCAAAGCATCAGCAGTCTGAACCTCTGGTTCATCATTCAAAGTAGGAGAAGCAGATTCCCGACGTGCTGCTTCCTCAAGCATCTCCTCATGGGTCATGGACTCACCAGATCCCTCTCCAGGAGAGTCCTGCTGCTCCTCTAGTTCACTGGCAGGTTGATCAGACTCACCACCCATGTTAGGTAGCATCTCAGTGTCATCAACCTTTTCCTCTTTCTCTTTCTCTTTCTTGCAGAACAAGTAGAGCTCCTCTGCAACCTTCAATACATCATCGAAGGTCTCTACATCTGCAATCTTTTGAATGAGGACGTTCTCCTCTTCAGAAAAAGTCAGATCAATGAAGTTACCGATTTTAAAATATAGATTTGCACGGTCAGCAAGATTAAAATCAGCAACAGACTCGTCAGCAATAGAGAAGAAGTCTTCGTCATTTAGTTCTTGATATCCTTTGAAAAACGTTTTTGCAAGTCCCATGTACTTACGTTTCATCAATTTCTCAATACGAGCATCCTCAACCACATTGACAAACTGGAGAGGAACAGCAACCTTTTCCAACCAGTTCTCATCGGGGGTGAAGAGAGCATGTCCAACCTCATGACCCACCAGCAGATCATAGACGGTGTTGCTTGCTTTCTCCCACATAGGAAGGGTCAACACACGGGTGTGAACGTTAAAGCAAGCAGTCTGCACTTGCTTGTGCTCCACGATCAAGTCCTCAGTGGCAAGCAGTTTGGCGAGTTGGGATTTGATTTCGTGTTTGACTGCCATGGGTGTGTCCTCTTGTATGCACCTATAATACTAAACCCCCACCTTTCGGTGAGGGCCCTCAGTGACAGTTTCTATGGTGTCTACAGTGCGTTATGTAAGGATACTCCTACAAATTCTTTTACATGTTGCTTGATTTTCATCACATTCAATTAAACAGTTATAATAATCGTTAATCATGTCGGCTTCTTCCATTGTTCGATCCAATGTTTTTTCAAGCCTCAAAACACTTTGTTTCCATCCTGCTAATTGATTATGAGAGATTAAATTGTGCATAATGTCCTCCATTATACTTTTCGGGGACATAACGACATAACAAAGAAAACTTTGGTTACATAGTGCTGTCCTCTGTATCATTATACACTATCTAGTCAGCATATGCTAACTTAATGAAGTTTGCTTAACACTTAACACAAAAAACACATAACTTTAGGAAACTATACGAGAAAATCCCTTTACCTTATCAAATCTTGTTACATCTTCAAACTTGTCATGGAGAGACTCTTTGTGAGAGATAACAAAGACATTTGCGTCTTTAATGATAAATCGAATAATCTTTAGAAAATCTTCTGTGCCGACTCCATCCAGTGAACTATCAAACACCTCATCCATGATGAGTAGATTCGTATTGACAGAGTTCTTCATCCGTGCTACTTCACGCCAAGTGAAGAGTAGGGCCAGATCGATTCTCATCTTCTCTCCCTCGCTGAAAGAAGAGTAAGAAAAATCTTCGTGGATGGGGGACTGGACGGTTTCGTTAAATTCCTCATCAAGTGAGAAGTTAATGTAAAAGTCCATCAGTTGTAGATACCGATTGACTTGCTGATTTATCAGCGGTAGATACTTCTTAATGATTTTGGTC